AAAATTGACTGGAGTAAATACCCAGTTCTTCCCCATGAGATTCCTTTAAGTAGGATAATCTCAATACCTGAACCGAACGGAAAGTTCAGAACAGTATGCCTACCTCACATCCTACTAAATTGTTTATCATTCAATTTAGGGATAAGACTCAAAGCGATTAATTCGCATTGGGAGGTACAAGGTGTAGATTCCCATGATGGAACTGTGGAAAAACTACACGAAATCCTAGTTGCTTCTTTAAAGAGGCAACCAAAGGATCAGCTGGTTTTCTGTTGTACTGATTTAAAATCGTACACAGACCGTGCGCCTTACAAAGGTTTGCAAGACCGGGTTCTGGATTATTTGGTAGAAACCAAATATATCTCAGAATTTGACAAACGACTAATGGATGTCATTTGTAATAGCTTGTGTGAATTTAGAAATACACACATACGCTATGGAGTTGGGACCCCTCAAGGTACCCAGCCCTCGTTTCCATTAGGCTCTCTAGCCAATGGGATAATGCTCTATTATTCCTATTATAGAGCACATGGCAAACTATGTCATAAGAACAGGTTGCCAGGTCGGATCATCGGTGATGACATCGTGATCTGGGATAAACGTGTCGCCTGGGAATACCAGGAAACCGTTTCGAAATTGGGTATTGAAATATCAACCCATAAGAGTCTCGAGTCCAAAAGGATTATCGAGATGTGTTCGAAGATTGTCCACGAAAGTGGCATCTTTCTGCAATCGAAATTGGATAAATTACCAATTTCTAACGTGTCCCAATTTGTGGATAAATATCCATATTATGGGAAACCATTGGAAGAGTTCCTCTTAAGAAAAGAAGAATCTCTTTCATTTCTACTCTCTGTGCCAAAACCTTATGGCTTAGGGAGAGAGTTGGATGTCAGGAAAAAGAACAAGAAGATTCAAGAGAATCTTCCTGATGTTCCCCTGGATAATCCAACGCCAATTGAGAAAGTCTATATGACTAAATTCCTCATGGCAAGGCTTTCACCTTACATTCGGGATAGACGCAATGTTACTGCGGATATCCTCAAGAAGGATGAAAGGATTCAGTTAATCCCTCCTATTATAATAGGTGAGGTTGAACAGGATATGAAGGTGTATACCCAAAATATTCCTTGGGTAACTTCCCTCATAGAGGAAACGGTAGAACTTTATAATAAGTTCCGCCATTCACAGGACTTAGAGGACTTAGTCCTCCTATCCCCTCAACTGCTTGACAACTATAAGTTGCTTAGACAGTTTCAATATCTTGGACTTCCAATAGGATTGGATCCAGATAGGACCGACTTACGTCAGAAATTCCTTTCAGGCCTAAAGCCTGTTGAGAATATTCCTTCGATCGTCAGTCAACCATCTGAGTCATCAAATCTTTTAGATAAGATGCTCGATGTGCCCTTCACCCCTTCTAATTTTGAAAGGTAGGTGATGAATATGTCATCTCAAGGTCAATTTACCTATGCGAATGACGAGTTGATTGATGTCGACTTTACTCAAGTTGACATCAGCGTCCTCCTGACTGTTCTATGTCTTATAGAGATAGATCATCCAGGTACGATTGCACATGCAGTTTATATAGCTGCATTGTCAATGGATGGTTGGAAATTTACCAACCGAGCGTCCAATCCCCCTAAAGCCCGAAAGGCTCAGGAAGATTTCCTGTCATGGCTAGAAGACTATGCCATGCAACGTTAAAACCAAGGAGGTTTTAAACATGAAAGCTTCAGATGTTATTGAACAAATGAAGTCTAACAAGAAGTTCGATCCTATTAAAAAGATCGAAGAC